TCTAATGTTGTCTCGCTGAAGGAAACTGACAAGCCGAAAACGAAACGATCCAGAAAGGCCGCGCCAAAACCTGCCGAAACCGGCGCTATCCCGCCACGCCTGCTAGTTGGGTGTAAGGGAACAGGCAGCTACGGCGCCCAGGTGGCGGACGTTGCCCGTGAGTTTCTCGACATTGAGCTCATGCCGTGGCAGGTCCAAGCGCTATCGGGTCAGCTCGAGCACGACGCCGCCGGCAACCTTCTCCACCGTCGCTCTCTGGTTTCCGTTGCCAGGCAGAACGGGAAAACCGTGGCGCTCAAGGCCCTCATACTCTGGGCACTGACAAGAGAGCCCGCCCGCCGCGGCGGTCCCATTATGGTCATCAGTACCGCGCACCAACTACTGCTAGCCGCTGAAATATTCGAGACTCTCGCGCCGATCCTTGTTGATGAATTCGGCGCCAAAGTGAAGTGGAGCTATGGCAGGAACGAGGCAACCCTCCCCGACGGCACCAGGTGGCTAGTGCAAGCCGCCACTCCCAAAGCGTTTCACGGATTCTCTCCCACCTACGTCGTTGCCGATGAAATCTGGAACGTAAGCAAAGACGTTCTAATCTCTGGCGCCCTGCCATCCCAGCGCGTGATGAAATCCCCGCTGCTCTCGTGCTGGAGTACCGCCGGCACTGAGGATTCACAAGCAATGTTGCAAATGCGCGAGGAGGGTATCCGCGCCATAGACGAGGGGGCGCCCGGTAAGCTCTACTTCGCAGAGTGGAGTTTCCCACCGGGCATGAACCCGCTTACCTCGCCGGATAGTTGGCCGGCCGCCAACCCCGCTATTGGCTACACCCTTGACCCGGAAGTGCTCCAGGATGAATCAGAGCAAGCCGACAAGGCTGCATTTCTACGCGCGTCCCTGAATGTCTGGATCAGCTCTGAGGAGTCATGGCTTATGCCAGGCACACTGGACGCGCTGAAGGTGGACACCATCCCCGTTGGCGGAGTGCTCGCCGTGGATTCCAGTATGGATGATTCGTCATATTGCTGCGTTCGTGCCCAGCGAATGGATGACGACCTTATAGGGGTCACGGTAGAATTCGTCGTCGATTCACAGGCTAAGTGTTGGGAGCGGCTACACGACGCCGCCGGCGCGTGCGACCGGGTGGCCCTCACGCCGTCGCTGTGTGAGATCGCTCCCAGTGCCCTTGCGCGTAAAAAAATCATGGTGGGGTATCAGGAATTATCCACCCACACGGCAACGATAAAACAACTAATCGAAGAAGGGCGCATCGTGCACACTGGCGAACAAATGCTCCTTGAGCATTGCGCCCGCGCCGTGGGAGTCAAGACCCAGCGGGGCTACGCCCTTTCATCGCAGCGCTCGAGCGGCCCAATTACTCTTGCCCGTTGCATGGTGTGGGCCGCCGCACTCATAGCAGTGCCAACCTCACGGGCCCGACCCGCTATAGCGTTCGGCCGCTAGACTGATAACGGGTCAGGGGCAACACGTCGCGGGACTGACCCAGCCCACGGGGGCGTTGGGCGTCCCCCCTCCGCCCCCGTGGGTATACGACCGTTCTCTATCTCTAACTCGCGGCCCTTGTATTGGCCACACCCCGGGGGCAGAATTACATTATGCCGCTATTCCCCAGGCCGAAGGCACCACCCGCGCCCGCCTATGCGAGTGCACCTATCGCCGCCGCCGCCGGCGCAATGCAGCAGGGCAGCTACATGAGTTACAGCGTGGGAGGAATGGAGGAGGCCGCCCTTAGCGTGCCCACCATCGCTCGCGCCATTAGCCTGCTCTCTACAGTCGTTGCGACGCTCAACCTCAAGAGCTACACGCTGCAGTGGACTGGGCAGGCTTACGAGCAGCTGTACGTTGAAGGCGAATCGTGGATGACGCGCCCGGACCCGCGCGTGACTCGAAATTTCGTCATGGCCCGCACGAGCCGCGATCTCATTATGTACGGCCGCGCGTTTTGGCTAGTCACGAGCCGATACACCACCGGATTTCCGGCCACGTTTCAATGGTTGCCCGCGTCGAATATCGACACTCCCGATAACGCTCCGCCGGAGTGGTTCGGTCCCGCGAGCAAAGTGAACTTCAACGGAAACCCGCTGGACGTAAATCAAGTTGTGCAATTCCTCTCCGGCTCGCAAGGAATCGTGTACCAGGGGCGCCGCGCAATCCAGATCGCTCTTAGGCTAGACCAGTCTGCGGAGCGGTTCGCTACTAACGAGATCGCAGCCGGCTACTTGCAGCAAACCGGTGGCGAGCCCATGAGTGGCGAGGAGCTGGGGGAGATGGCCGCCGGGTGGAGCTCCGCAAGGCGCAATAACGCAATAGGGGCGCTCAACGAGTTAGTGAATTTCGTCGAATTCAAGGGCGACCCCAGCACCATGCAGCTTGTCGAGGGGCGCGAGTACCAGACCAAAGAGCTCTCGCGCCTAATGGATATTCCCGCGTACCTGCTGGCAATTGACCAGAGCGGAATGACCTACGCCAACGCGCAAGAGAGCAGGCGTGACCTAATCACGTTCGGCGCCCGCCCCTTGCTCCACGCGATTCAAGAGCGCCTAAGCATGGATGACATTCTGCCCAGGGGGCGCCATGTGGAATTCGACCTCGACGAGTACGTGAGAGAATTCACCGCCACGGACCCAATTCCGGCGGCCCCGATAACAGAAAGTGTGCCCGCGTGATCCGCTTTGACACCGATATCACCCTCATTACGGCAGAGGCCGGAGAGCCGGGACGCCCGGCCCGCATTGCGGGCATCGCCGTGCCGTGGGATACCGTGGCCACCGTAAGCGACGGGGCGCAGGTTCGATTCTCTAGGGGGTCATTCGACCCCGCGCAAAAGCCCGCGAAGCTGCTCGAGAATCACGACATGACACAGCTCCGTGGAATCGTAGACACGATCACGGACACTGAAGGTGGGTTGGAGTTTGAGGCCACGCTTGCCGACACTCGCGCCTCGAGGGATGCCGTCGCTCTCTTGAAGGCCGGCGCGTATGACTCCGTAAGCGTCGGCGCCCATCCCATCACTTTCACCACGGACCCGGACGGCATTATGACCGTCACTGAGGCCGCGCTAGTGGAGCTCTCACTTGTGGCAGTGCCCGCATACGCGGAAGCTGTCATCACCCAGGTTGCAGCGACCGCCGCACCTGAGCAGGAAACCCAAACAGAGGAGAATGAAGTGTCTGACGCCTCAACGGCTACGCCCATCGAGGCCGAAGCCACCATTCCGACCCAGCCCCTTATCTATGCCCAGCCGCGTGACTTCAAGTTGCCCAGCCTGAGCGAATACATGTGCGCAATGGTTCGCGGGGCTCCCGATTTCGCCGCCATGAACGACAAGATCCGCGCCGCCGCGCCGGACGTGACCACCACGGACATTCCCGGAATCGTGCCTACGCCCATCGTGGCGCCGGTCTACAACAATTTCGTTGGCTCGCGCCCACTGATTGACGCTACCGGCGTCCGTGCCATGCCGACCGCTGGCGGAGTGTTCATTCGCCCGGTCGTCACGACCCACAACACCATTGCCGCCGGCACACAGAATGTGGCGCTTGCCGCGTCGGCATTCGTGGTGGACGACATTCAGATCACCAAGACGATCCAGGGTGGATTCGTCGAGGTATCTGAAGCGGCTATGGATTGGTCACAGCCTGAGGTGCTCTCGGCCCTGCTCGACGACATGGGGCGCGTGTACGCAAACCAGACTGATGACGTTGCCTGCACGGAGCTCGTGTCAGGGACGACCAACGTCAACAACTTCACAGCAGCGAATACTGGCAACCCCGTCACCTGGGCGGACTGGATGTATACCGCCGCCGCGGACATTCTGAGTGGCTCCAATGGCAACCTGCCATCGGTGCTGTGCCTCAGCCCGGACAGGTGGCAGCTGTTGGGTCGGCTCTCCGACACGACCGACCGCCCGCTATTCCCGCAGATGGGGCCGATGAACGCGTTTGGCACCCTGTCCCCGGGCTCAGTAAGCTCAGTCGCTTTCGGCTTGCAGGTGGTGGTGGATCGGAACTTCCCCATCGAAACCATGATCATCCTCGACCCCACGGCCCTGGAGAATTGGGAGCAGCAGAAGGGCGCGATTTCGGTTGAGCTCGTTTCGCAGCTCTCCCGTCAGATCGCCTTCCGTGGCTACTTCGCCTCGAAGGTGATTGACGCCGACAAGAGCAT